TTAAAAGATCAATTAGAAAGTTGTTCATTACGACGTACCAAAGATATACTTGAGCTACCCCCCAAAACTATCATTGATGAGTTTGTAGATATGGATGATTCACAAAAAGCATTCTATGATAATATAGTTAATGGTATAATTGATGAAGTAGACAAAGTAGAAATGAGTACAGCTAATCTATTAGCCATGACTACTAGATTAAGATAGGCGACTGCTTGTCCAAGCATATTGACTACTGAAAAAATACCTGGGGCTAAAATTGAACGAGCTATAGATCTTGCAGAAGAAATAATTGGTAATGGGGATAAAGTAGTTATATTTTCTACATTTAAAGATACTGTAAAACAACTAGAAGAAGGCTTAAAAGACTACAAACCTCTTGTTTGTACTGGAGATGTAAAAGATACAGTAATTTCTACTAATGTAGATAAATTTTAGACAGAGAGTAATGAAAAAGTGCTTATTGCAACATGGCAAAAAATGGGTACTGGTATTACACTTACAGCAGCTAGCTATGCTATTTTTATTGATACACCATGGACAGCTGGAGAATTTGAACAAGCTTCTGACCGTGTACATAGAGTAGGGAGTAAAGATCCGGTATTTATATATTGTTTATGGTGTAGAGATACTATAGACGAACGTGTTAAAGAAATTGTAGAAGATAAATCAATTATAAGTGATTATGTAGTAGATAATAAGGTAGCGGGTAAATTCTCAGCTAGACTTAAAGAAATAATAACTGACTTGAAGAGGTAAAATAACTAATGGTAGATGATGGAAAGAAACTTTATAAAGCCTGTGCTGATGAATACTTACCTGGCTGGCAATAGATGAGTAAAAGTGAATTATGCGATTTATATATAAATAGTAATAAAGAGTATGAAAAAGAAGCGGCTGTAGCTGGGATAATATATAAATGTTGGAATATATTTAATCATAATTATAGAGATTAGCCGTATATACCATTGGAAGATTGGTATGATTCGATGATTGAAGCTATTATGTACGTATTAAAAAAGCATGTTTGGACTGATCCTAATAATATATTATATGGTAAACCTAACGCACCTGAAATGGCTTTACATCGTTGTATATGGTCAAGAAAACTAAATGTATATTGTTCAAATAATAAACCAAAACGTATTATAAATAAGAATATTCAGAGTGTAGAAGAACTAAAAGAGAAGGCTGGACTAGACCCAGAATGTGAAATTGATGAAAGTGGCTGTATTTTTGTTCAATATATTCAGACATTATTATCTAAGGATAAATTCGTATATAGTATTATATTAGATTTAATAGAATCTGGGGTACCAAAAAATAAATTAGCTAAAGAGATTAGAAGTTTAGATGATTTATATATAAAATACTTTACTGCGAAATATAATGCCGATACAAAAACAGTTGAAAATACCTTAAAAGAGTTGTAGAATAACAATAAATTGGATTAGTATGTAGAATTTTATATTACATGTCTACAACGAGATAATGATACAATTGAATTTTTGAAGGTATAAGGAAGACTAAATGAGTATATTAAATTTAATTTCTAGTGATGGTTTTATATGTGTTAATAAAAATATAATAAGAAAAATAGGCTTAAACTGTGCAGTTTTACTAGGAGAATTAGCTAGCCAATACAATTATTGGGTCTCTGTAAAACAAATCAGTAATGATGGCTATTTTTATTTAACTGGGGAGACTTGTACTTATAATACAGGTCTTTCTTACTATGAACAAACTAAAGCTATTGATAAACTGGTTGAATTAAATATACTTCAAACTAAGACTGCGGGTATGCCTGCTAAGAAATATTATAAAATAGATGAAACAGCACTTATTGAATTCTTGAATACAAGTTCCGAAGATTTTACAAACCAAGTTCTTAAAAATTCGAAAACTTGTATTGAAAATTTTGAAACAAATAATAATATAAATAATAATATAATCTTAGATGATAAATCATCTAAGGAAGTCAATGACTTCTTATCTAATTCTACTAAAAAAGAAGTATATAAAGCTTCGGAAGAGAATAAGAAAGAAAAAGTTAAAGATCCAGATAATACTAGGGCATATAAAAATTTAGTTGAATTTATAGAGAGTTTACGCTATAATCAATCAACAAAAGATAATCTAATGCTTTGGTATAAGAATGTTGGTGTAGGAAAAGTATCTATTAAACAGTTGAAAGATAAAATTATTAAATTACATGATGCCAAATTTACTGAAGAACAAATTAGTGACGCTTTTTATAAATCTTATATGAATGGTTGGTTTGCATTCTATGTAACACCAGCTTATTCTTCCAAGGAAGCCAAAACAGATGTAATGTATCAAACATCTGAAAGAGTATCAGAAGATACATTAATAAAAAATGAAGATGGGAGTTTGAAAGTTTATTAATGATTGAAGTAGTTAGAAAAGCTCAAATTGAAGCATCAAGAATTCCTAAACGGTATTTAGTAAATCAGCTAGTACCAAGTACTAAACATGATGGGGAGATGTTTGAACGATTAAAGTTTATTTGTGATAACATTAAAGATTTTGTTAAAGAAGGCCATAATTTAACTCTATATTCTATGAACTGTGGTAATGGTAAAACATCTTGGGCATGTAAGCTAGGGCTTAGTTATATTGATTCATATGCTAGTAATTATGCTATTGAAACCCCTGTTTTATTTGTTAATGCAGCAGAATATATTAATCGTAAGAAAGCTTCTATAAGTGATAAGACTCTTGTAGAAGAAATGAATGAGTTAGAAAAAAATTTATATAAAGCGGATTTAGTAATATGGGATGATCTAGCTACAAAAGCTTTATCTGAATACGATATGGAACAGCTTTATGTATTTATTAATTATCGTATGGCTAATATGAAGTCTAATATATTTACTTCTAATTGCACAGAAGCTGGAATGTCTGCAATTATGGGCAAAAGACTTGGTAGTAGAGTTGCAAATAATTCTATAACAATTGAATTAACAGGATTAGATAATAGAAAGGACAAATTCAACTTTGATACAATGTCGATCAATTAATTATATTATTAGTAGTGGGAATACAGCATTTTTTGATTTACTGCGTCCGGAGTATTTTAGTGATTATCCAGATGAGTTTAAGTTTATTCAGGACCATTATTCGAAATATAATAGAATACCTGATATGAGTACCTTCTTAGATTCTTTTGAAGACTTTGATGTTATGAGTGTATCTGAACCACCAGAGTATTTTATAAAAGAACTTAAGAGAGATAAAACAAAGAGAGATCTTATTGAACATTATAAAAAGATTGGCGAATTAATTAGTCAAGATAAAGTAGAAGAAGCAGTGGATTTTAATAAAGCTGCCGCAAATGATTTAGGTAGATCTACAGATGTAAGTTATATTAATCTTCTTGATGCTACAGATCGTTATGAAAAGTATCTTGATAGATGTGAGAATAGATCAAAGTATTTTATTAAGACTGGTTTTACAGAGCTTGATGAAGCGCTTGGTGGTTGGGATGCCCTCGAAGAATTAGGTGTAATTTCGGCTAGACCAAATGTTGGTAAATCACAGATCGTAATTAAATGTGCAACGGCTGCAGTTGAACAGGGTCTTATTGTAGGTATTTATTCAGGTGAGATGTCAGAAGAAAAAGTTGGTTATCGTTCTGATACAATGCTTGCAAATATTCCCAATTGGGATCTTACTCGTGGAGATCAGAAAAGTCAAGTAACATATAAAAAGTATGTTGATGAACTTCCATATAAATATTCAGGTCAGTATTGGTGTTTAACACCAAAAGAATTAGGTGGTCCTGCAACAGTATCAGATCTTAAGAGATTTATAGAAGATAAGAATCTCGATATTCTATTTGTAGATCAGCATTCACTTCTTGAAGATCAGCATCACGCAAGAGACCCAATTCAGAGAGCCGCTAATATATCTAAGGATTTAAAAAATTTACAGGTATTATTAAAGAAACCGATTATAGCTGTATCTCAGCAAAATAGAGGGGCAGTAGATGACGATGATATAATTGGTGTTGATCATTTATCACAGTCAGATAGAATTGGTCAGGATGCTACAACGGTAATCTTCTTAACTTGTAAAAATAATATTCTTAATATTATTATTTCTAAATCAAGAGATTGTGAGAAAGATAAAAAGCTTAGTTATGCTATTGATTGGAATACAGGTAGATTTGATTTCTTACAAGATCCAGATGATGAAGATGGAAATGATAGAGAACAGGAAGTAGTTAATGATGGAGAAGGAGCAGTATTTCATTAATGGCTAAAATGCAAAATATAATAACCTATATTGATAATGATGGTAATGAAGTTAAGGAAGAAGTATTAACTAAAAACACTATTACAAGAGTTAATGAATTAAAGAAATTAGGTTATAAGTTAGTAAGTATAGACAGAGATTATAGTGAATTAAAGTATAGAGGACAACCAACAAATATTTAATGGATCTTATTATTAAAAATAAAATTATTG